ATTTCGGTATATCTTGCCGAATATACTGATGTTAAATCATTTCTATCAGAAATTTTATCTGCATCTAATTTTACACTTTTTGAATACTTTGGTAATTCACCTTTAAAAATCTTTGCAATTGGTGATGTTTCATCTTTATTTGTATAAACTGTCTTTATGCCTGAAACGCTCCCTATTCCGATATTAGGTTGTGCAGTTATACTTCCAAAATTTATTTCGTTTGTACCTAATACTGCTTTTTTTAATTGTTGTTTTCCAATTCGTAATGCCTCGCCAACAATTTTATTACCAATCTGATTTGGTGTTGAACTTTTTAGTGCAGATGATAAAACTCTTCCAGCAAAATTACCTTCAGATTTTAATTTAATTTTTTTAAGAGTATCTACCAATTCATGTGGACTTGCTTTTTGAAAATCAGAATCATTTTTAATTCTAGTCGGAATTTTAGTTTCAGGAAAATTTATACCTAATTTATCAGTTACTTTCTTTGCCGTTTGTTGTGCTTTAGCTTTAAGTTGTTGTAAACTGTTAATTTTACCGCCTGTTAATTCAGCTAATCCTTTTCCAACTAATCCACCATCTTGTGTTTGTGTTCCACTAGCATCCAATTTCATATCATTTAAAATTGGTGTACTCTTTTCTTTAAATCTTAATATATCAGTACCATATAATAAAGGGCTTCTCAAACCTCTAATTGCCCTAACACCAATCAATTCTTCTTCTATTCTAGTTTCTCTCAATCTATTAGCAATACCACTTCTTCTAAGAGCGTTTATAGCAAATCCATCAATTACACGAATATCTTTACTATTACGAATATCGTATTTTTTTTCTGCGGTTAAATTACCATCAATTTTTTTCGTCTTAAATAATTCTTGTAATGTTGGCATTTTATAATTTTATTTTACGCTTGTGCCATAGCAAAGTTATTTCTGGTACTACCATCCACAACTTTACCAATTCCAGACGCAACTTTTACTCCATCCATATTTACAGAAATTTTACCTGCTGCCAAATCTGCTCTTAATGCTTTTAATTCACCAATCATAGCGTTTAATGGTGCAGATAAAGCAGCCAAACTAGAACCACCTCCAACTGCATTAGCCGCACCTGGTGCAGCCACTATATCATCGTTTGATGAAGGTTTTAATAACGCACCTTCTTTTGTAGAAATCATAGTTTGTCCATTTGCAGGAGAAATTACATCACCCGCTTCAATAACACTACCCATACCTCCACCTTCTAATCCTGCTACTGAGAAATTCGTTACACCTTGGTCAAATGTGTTAAATGCATTTCCAACTCCTTCAACAAATTTTCCAAGAAATGGTATTTTCTTTATAAACCACATTATCCCATCAAGTACAAACTGTAAAAGTTTTGCAGCTATTTTTAATGGCATAAATGCAACTTTAAGAACAGGACCTAATATTTCAAATAAAGGCATAAGTGCACCACCCACTGTTGCTAATATTCCTTTGAATGTGTTTTCCATATCAGTTATTGTTGATGCCATTTCTTTTTGTGCAGCAGCTTTTTGAACTTCTTGCATTAATTGTTCATCACCAATATTAGTAATATCCAATCCAGCATTAATAGCTTCTTCTGCACGTTTTCTATCTTCCTCATTTAGTTTACCTAATTTTTCTTGAGCATTCAATTGTTTATTTATTTCTTCAACACTCATACCAGCTGCTTTAGCTAATTGTTGTTGAGTAAAATAATCTTGTTTTCTAAAATCACCACTTCGTTGGATTTGTTTTAAGGTTTCTTCTTGTGCCTCCACCAACTTACCTTCCATCGCCAAAGCTCTTGCTCTACTAAGGTTAAACTGGCCACCAACGTAGGTAGCCGCAACTAATTCTTCTTCAATATTACTTTCAAAATCTAAAAGTTTTTCTGCGGTAGCGGTTACATCTTTTAAATTCGTACCCAATCTTCTAGCTTGAATTGCCTGTTGTGCCAACAATGTAATATCTCCTTTAAAAAATGTAGAGGTTGCTTCAGCATTTTCCGCAATATCTTTTAATATTTTCTTTGGTGCAACTCCTGCTAATTTAGACATATTAGCAACTTGCATTTGAACATTAACAGCAGTATCTTCGGATAATCCACCTACACTTTCTAATACATTTTGTACTTTAGCAGCTTCTTCCGCACTTACACCAAAATTTGTTTTCATTAAGGTAAGTCCGGCTACTGCGGCTTCTGAATAGTTTGCAATATCGGAAGATTCATCTCTTAAAGCAGCCATCGTATCGTATGCATCTTCTAAAGATACACCATAATTCCCATATTGTTTACTTATTGCAACGGCTTTATCTTCCATATCAGCCATCATAGAATTAGTAACACCAGTCTCTTTTCTAAAATCTTCACCGGCTTTATTTAACCCCATGAAGTAATCTACACCGGCCACTATTGCTCCAATTACTAATGTAAGTCCAGCGGTTGCGATTGCAGCTTGCAGTCCAAATGCTCGGATTCCCATTATCATATTTTTGATACCACCAATTACACTTCGAATCCCACTTGGTAATTTACCCATAATTTCATTACCACCTTCTTGTAATTGGTTATACCTTTCTTGTTGTTGTATTAGGTTTTCTTTAGCCTCAAACGCTTGCGTTGCCAAATCTATTTCATCCTGGCTCAATCCCGCTATTGATTGCTGAAACTCTATTCTCCTTTGTTCAGCATCAGATATTCCAAATAACTCTTGTCTAGCCATAGCAGCTGCCTCAGCGGCTTCAATTTGTTCGGTTCGTATTCCTTCTAATATATTTCTTCTTGCTGCCAAAATAGCTCTATCATCATCGGATGCATCTACTTCTTGTTGTTTTAATTCTAATATTTTGGTAGTTATCGCAGCGTACGCACTAGTACCGGTATTTGAATCGGTAAGCATTTTTCGTTGCTGTTCACCCATTCTAGTCAAAGATGTAGAAAATTCATCCTGTAAATCGTTTGCTTCCTGTAATCTAGTATTTCTGGCTTCAGCTTGTTTTGCAGCTTCTTTTTCGGCATCTAATGTAGCCTGTACGTTACCTAATGATTCTCTTTGTAATCTAAGACGTATTTTTTCAGAAGCAATTCTAGCTTCCAATTGTTGTAATTCGATACCCGTTGCCGTTGCCGCCTGTCTATTTTGTTCAGCTATTCTATCCTGAATTTCTTTTATTTCTTCCAGCAACGCACGTTTTTGCGCTTCATTTGTCATCTATTAATTATTTGGATTTATCATACCAGAGTCTTTAGCCCATTTATATAATTTTGGATTTGTTGTTTTTAATTTATCAAAATAATCCTTACTTTTATCATTAATTGCCCTCATATCTTTTTGAAGTCTCTGCAATACAGGATCATTATCTATTAATTTTTGAATTTCTTGCGGAGTTTTCTTTTTAGTGAAAAATCCAAAAAATTCTTTTAAATTTTTTTTAGATATTTTATATTTTTTCATATTGACATCGTTTTATATTCTATAAATATCCAATAAAACAAAAAGTTAGGATTTGGAGTTACCTTATCCTAACTTTAGATGATTTTTGAGAGTTTGATTTTTTAATTTGTTCGGATTCTTTCTTTTTAGCATCTACTAACTTATTATAATAAAAATTTCTTAAATAAGTTGGCATATGATAAACATCTGAAAATGTGAACCCATTCCCATAATTTATCATATCAAATATTTGAGAATGTACTAATACACTATGTTCTTTAGCTAGGCCAAAAAAACCCAACACCTAATGTAATATTGATGACCTCCTTTTCACCAGTTTCATGTTCATATTCATATTTCATATCCATATCAGGAGAAATACTCTTTACATATTCTCTAAATGCTCTACTATCTCTAGCTAACATACCATTTATTAACTTACTTACGGCACTTACACTATTATCACCATCAACCGATTTAATCATATAACGTAATCTAGTTGTAATATCTGCTGATACATCTTTACTTAATTTTTTCAATGCATCAATATCTTTTTCAATCGCTATTTCATCAAAATGCGTAAGTAATTTAAAAGTAATTTTTTTACCACTCGATGGTAGAGTATATTCAAACTCATTTTTATGCTTAAAAACTGAAAAATCTACTTCTTTTGTTTGTATTTTAGATAAATCAATTGTTATCTCTTTACTATCGTTGGTGATAGTTGAATAAAACTTCATTTTGTATTCAGGCCCATATCCCAATAATCTTGTTGCTAATACAATTGCATTTTTATCACCAATAATAATATCACTTACATTAACATCATCAACAACAATTGATTCAAATAATTTATCCAAAACAACACCTTTTTTAATAAGGTTTTGATTAGAAAGAATATCTTCTTCCTTTGCTGTCATATGTTTAATTGTAATTCTACCCGATGATAATGGGTGGTCTTTTGGGTACACCAACCCTTTTGATGGAAGGTCTAATACTTCCGTTGGAAAATCATATTGTTTTTCTTGCATAACGTAATTTGTTTTGTATATATAAATACATTAATTTAAAAAAGTTGAAAATAAAAAAGGGATACGTTTTAAGTATCCCTTAGTTTTTATAGTTTTTTTCTTAGATTAGAATTCAAGGATTGCGTAATCGTAAGATAATGTTAATTCAATTGTTGCAGGTTCGTTAGCAGAATCAAATGCTAAATCACCAAAGTTTGCTTGACTGATAAATGCTCCTTTAATTTTCCACTGTTCAATTTTATCACCAACAGGACCTAACATATAGAAATCAATATCTTTTTTGTAAAACTCAGCGTATCCATCTCTACCTGTAATAGATTCATGAGATAATCTCACCCATTCCATTACACCTTGAGCTGCTGAAGGAACAATTGGGTCATATAGGGTGACAGTGATATCTTGCCACTCACCTTTACCCTTCAACTTTCTTTTTACGTTGATATGGTCTAAAGTTACTACTTCAAATTGAATAGTAGGTCTATTAGCTGCTTTTACAAGATACGCAGGTAATCCGACTTCGCCGAACTCCATCACATATCTATTTTTCATCTTAGGTTCGAAGTTCGTATAGAACATCTTATCAAACTCTAGTATTTCTGCCATTTTATTATTCCTTTATTTTATTAATAAATATTTCTTCGTTACGTTTTTATATTATGCTGAAAAACTTGCTCCGGTTGGAAGAATGTTGAAATCAATTACGATGAATTCCGCTGTCTTCGCAGGTTGTAAGAAAATTTGTCCAGCTAATATGTTTCTATCAATCACATCAGGAGTATTATTACTTTCATCCATTACAACTCTGAATGCGTATAAACCTTGTCTTTGTTGAATTGCTTCTAAATAAGGATTTACAGTATTCAAAAATCTTCCTCTAGTTGTTGAAGTATTTTGTTCAAATACCAAGAAACGAGAAGTAGATGCGATAAACTTCTTAACAGTTATAAGTAATCTTCTTACGTTGATTCTATCTAATGCTGAAGCCTTATCTTGTAATGTTTTCTGTCCAAATGCTACAATACCTTGTCCAGGGAATGCTGCAATTGGGTTTACTTTGTTCTCATATAAAGTATCTCTCTCAGAGTGTGTTAATCTATTCAATACAGTTACTGCTCCTACAATACCACCTCTATTCAAACCAGCAGGTGCGAACCATTCTGCTGCCAATCTATCATTCTGAGCGAATACAGCTGGCATCAATACTGATGGTGGTACACTTGTAAGTTTATTTGTATTTGTATCAATTGTTTTAACCCAAGGATAATAAGTAGCTACATAGTTGGAATCAACTGCATTTGCTGCTTCAGTAGCCTCAGTAATTGTATTATCATAATCGTTGAAATCAGCGATATAGAATGCATCTTGTCTATCTTCAACCATATCAATAGCTTTTGTAGTTACTGATGGGTGAAGACTTCTTACGATACCAGGAGTTACTACCATATTGATATCATATTCATCAGGATTTGAAACAGCGTTAATTGCTCTAAAGTAAGAAAGGGAACCTGAAGATGCTGCGTTAGAACAATTGAATCCTTGCGTATTTGC